AAGGACGTTTCTTGGATACTGTACGAAACCAAGCAAAAAACTTTGCTTCGACCGTCTCACTTACGGGATCTTCTAAACACAAAGTCATCATTATCGATGAGGCTGATAACACAGGGAACGACGTACAACTCCTACTACGGGCGAATATTGAGGCATTTTATAGCAACTGCCGATTCATCTTTACCTGCAACTACAAAAACAAAATTATTGAACCTCTTCACTCCAGATGTGCAGTCATTGACTTTACACTCAAAGGGAAGCAGAAGGTTCAACTTGCAGGAAGTTTCTTCAAACGACTCCAAACAATCCTGGATGATGAAAGGATTGAGTATGATCAAAAAGTCATTGCAGAACTGGTATCAAAACATTTCCCTGATTTCCGAAGAGTTCTAAATGAAGTACAGAGGTACTCTACCGGTGGAAAGATTGATGCTGGTATCTTGGCATCCTTCTCAGATGTATCTGTAAAGAATCTTATTCAATATCTTAAAGAAAAGAACTTTACAGAAGTACGTAAGTGGGTTGTAGATAATTTGGATAATGATCCCAGTGTTGTACTTCGTAGAGTATATGATTCTCTGTATGATCATCTTGTACCTGCTAGTATTCCTGCTGCAGTTCTGGTGATTGCAAAGTATCAATATCAAATTGCTTTTGTTGCTGATCAGGAGATTAATCTTCTTGCAGCACTTACTGAACTTATGGTTGAGGTTGAATTTAAATGAACATTAAACTATTTCGTATTTTGACTGGTGAAGAAGTTATTGCAGAACTTCTTTCTGAAGATGAAAGCACTGTGACCATTCAGAATGGTCTAGTAGTTCTTCCTACTTCTTCTGGAACTGTTGGATTCGCCCCTTGGGCAACTGTGATTGATAGGGGCAATCCTGAATTGTTAGTTTCTAAAAGTCATATTGTATACATTGCTTCAGTTGATTCTGCAGTAGAATCAAAGTATAATGATGTATATGGTAGTAAACTGGTGACACCAGAGAAGAAGAAACTCATTATCTGATTTAAATTTTTTATTATGAGTAATTTGAAATCGCATAAAACTCCACTTCGTTACCCTGGTGGAAAATCTCGTGCTTGCACAAAGATGGATCATTATTTTCCTGATCTGAGGAATTATGAGGAGTTTAGGGAACCATTTCTTGGTGGTGGTAGTGTGGCAATTCACATTACTAAGAAGTATCCAAATTTAAAGATTTGGGTTAATGATCTATATGAACCTCTTGTGAACTTCTGGCAGCAACTTCAGATGTTTGGTGTAGAGATGAAAGATGCTCTTACTGAAGAGAAGTTATCACATAGTGGTCTTGATGATGCAAAAAAATTATTTTTACAAGCAAAGGAGCAACTAAAAGATGTTAAAGTTGAATCCTTTCGTCGTGCCTGTTGCTTTTACATTGTTAATAAGTGCTCTTTTTCTGGTCTCACAGAATCCTCATCCTTTTCAAAACAAGCATCCATCTCTAACTTCTCAATCAGAGGAATTGAAAAATTACCTGGATACTCAAAAATAATTTCTAATTGGCGTATAACTAATTACTCCTATGATTATCTGATGGATGGAAACATGGGTGCTTTTGTGTATCTTGACCCTCCTTATGATATTAAGGATAATCTCTATGGGCCTAAGGGATCAATGCACAAAGGATTTGATCACGATAAGTTTGCTCTTGATTGCTCTTCTTGTCATATGCATCAATTGATCAGTTATAATTCTGATCAACTTGTAAAGGATCGTTTTAAAAATTGGAAGTCTGGTGAGTTTGATTTGACCTATACTCTACGTTCTGTTGGTGAGTATATGAGGGAGCAAAAGAAAAGGAAGGAACTGCTTCTATTCAATTATGATAAAAATTTGTTATGGAACTGAAAGACTGGTTGAATTCAATTAATTTTTCAAAAAAGAATCTTCTTCAAGAAGATCCATCTTTGAAGAAAGACTATGCACCATATATTATCAATCGTTGTTTGTCTGGGCACATTGATTGCATTATGTTTGTTAATGAAATGAACAAGTATCATTTCTTAGATAAGGACATGCAATATGAGTTTTATATAAATATTCTGAGAAAGAGGAAGAGATTTTCTCCTTGGATTAAGAAAGATAAGATCTCAGATTTAGAGATTGTGAAACGTTACTATGGATATAGTAATGAAAAGGCAACTCAAGCCCTGAAAATTTTATCTAATGAACAAATAAACTTTATCAAACAACGACTTGACACTGGTGGAAAGAAATGACACAGACTATTGAACCTCAGGTTAATTGGTCTCAAGACCAAATGGTAGAGGTGAAGTTAAATGAACCTGATGACTTTTTGAAAGTTCGTGAGACTTTAACTCGTATTGGTGTAGCATCTCGTAAGGAAAAGAAGCTGTACCAAAGTTGCCACATCTTGCATAAGCAAGGAAAGTATTACATTGTACATTTTAAAGAACTGTTTGCACTTGATGGCAAGTATGCAAATCTTACTATTAATGATGTGCAACGCAGAAATAGAATCACCCGTCTTCTTGTTGATTGGGGTTTGATTGATGTGGTCAATGGGGAATCAATTCAAGATATTGCTCCCTTGAACCAGATCAAAGTTCTTCCTTATAAGGATAAGAATGAGTGGACCTTGGAACAAAAATATAACATTGGCAAAAAGGGAAAAATTCAAGAAGCTGAATAAATAGTCTTGTGCCATTCGTGCGGCACTCTACAAAAGTCGGAACACCCTAAAGGAAGTGTGGTTTTCTACACTTCCTTTTTTTACGATTTTTCGTATAATTAGTATTGGATGCCGAAAGGGTCCACACAAAACAAACTCGCTTTTAAAGGAGCTACTATAATGACTAACCTCACGAGGTATACTGCTGCCGATTTGTCCACACTTATGGACAAGATCACTAAGAACAGTATCGGTATGGACGAATACTTTGATCGTCTGTTTAATCTTCACGAAACTTCAACAAACTATCCTCCATATAATCTTGTTCAAGTAAATAATGTAGAATCTCACTTAGAAATTGCTCTAGCAGGATTCAAGAAGGAGGAAGTTCATGCGTACACGGAGTATGGAAAACTTTTTGTCGAGGGACAAAAATCTGATACAGAATCGGACAGGACGTTTATCCACAAGGGCGTGGCTAGCAGAAGTTTTAAAAGAGCGTGGACTTTATCCGACGACACAGAAGTACGGGAAGTCACCTTTGAAGACGGACTCCTCAGAATCGTCCTTGGAAAAGTAGTTCCAGAGCATCATGCACGTAAGGATTATATCTAAATATAATTGAATATCGTCGGCGCACAGAGAGGCAACTGGCACAAACCAGTTGATGCCTCTCTTTTTTTATGCTAAAATAGTTAGGAGGTACAATGTAAGTATGGCTGTAAAACTTTTGGTTCTTAAGTCCGGTGAGGACGTGGTAGCAGATGTTCATGAAATGGTAGTTCCTGGATCATCCAAAGAAGGAATTAATCAGGAAAATGAAAAAGTAGTTGGGTATTACTTGAAATATCCATGTAGGGTTAAGTTGTATGGTGAAAAGATTGAGGATGATGGAAATAATAGATCCCCATTCAAAATGCAATTGACGCCATGGTCTCCTCTTAGTAAAGATGAGATGATCCCTGTTGTTGCAGATTGGGTGGTTACCATCACAGAACCTATTGATCAACTTAAAGAAATGTACGAAAAGGGAATTGAAAATTATGAAAAAAGAAAGACTCAAAGTATTAGTTCTGATGAACAACTCTCTGATTCTGAGTCAGATTGAAGAAGTGCCCTCTGATCTTGGTGAACCAGATTGTAAACTGACTGAACCATTTGTGATTAATCAGCAAACTGGAGAACTGATTCCTTGGTTTGTTGATCTCACAAATCAGAATGAGTTTATGATTCATTCTGATAAAATCTTGACAATTATGGATCCCAATAGTAAGTTTGTTGAAAAGTACGAAAATCTCCTGAAGGAATGAAGTTCTATACTAATGTTCAAATGGTTGGGGACAAGTTTCTTGTCCGTGGTTATGAAAATGGGAAGAGAGTTCAATATAAAGACGACTATATTCCCACTTTGTTTGTTCCTGCTAAAGGACAATCAAAGTACAAAACACTTGAAGGTGAATATGTAGAAGCAATTCAACCAGGAACAGTAAGGGACTGTAAAGAATTTTACAATAAGTATGATGGTGTAGATGGATTCAAAATCTATGGGAATGAGAGATTCATCTACCAATATATTTCAGACAAATATCCTGATGATGAGATCAAGTTTGACATCAAAAAGATGAAACTTGTGACCATTGATATTGAGGTTGCATCTGAAGAAGGATTCCCAGATCCAGATCATTGTTCTGAAGAGATGCTTACAATCTCTATTCAGGATTATGCAACAAAACAAATCACTACATGGGGAAGGAAACCTTATACACCATCTCAAGAAAATGTGAAGTATTTCTACTATGAAAATGAAGTAGATATGCTCAACTCTTTTCTTGATTATTGGTCAACTGATTATCCTGATATGATTACTGGATGGAATGTTCGTCTTTATGATATTCCTTATCTTTGTGGTCGTATTGATAGGATCATGGGAGAAAAGAAACTCAAGAACTTTTCTCCTTGGGGTTTGACTACAAGAAAGGAGATTACTATTTCTGGAAGAAAGTTTAACATCTTTGATGTTGCTGGTATCACAACTCTTGATTATCTTGAACTCTATAAGAAATTTACTTATGTGAATCAAGAGTCATATAGACTGGATTACATTGCACAAGTAGAACTGGGGCAGAAAAAACTAGATCACTCTGAGTTTGATACTTTCAAAGATTTCTATCGTGGAAATTGGAAAAAGTTTGTTGACTATAACATCATTGACGTGGAACTTGTTGATAGGTTGGAGGATAAACTTCGACTGATTGAACTTGTAATCACTATGGCATTTGATGCAAAGGTAAACTTTGTAGATCCAATGTTTCAGGTTAGGTTATGGGATACCATTATCTACAATTATCTAAAAAAGAGAAACATTGTAATTCCTCCAAAAGATGCAAGTGATAAGAGTGATAAGTTTGCTGGAGCATATGTAAAAGAACCAAAACCAGGAGTATATGATTGGGTGGTGTCTTTTGACCTTAACTCCCTGTATCCCCACCTTATGATGCAATACAACATCTCTCCTGAAACTTTGCAGGAAGATAGGCATCCATCTGTAACTGTAGAAAAGATTCTCAATGAGAAGTTAACCTTTGAAATGTATAGTGATTATGCAGTTTGTGCCAATGGTGCAATGTATAGTAAAGAAAAGAGAGGGTTTCTTCCAGAATTGATGGAAAAGATGTATGCTGAAAGGAAGGCATTCAAAAAGCAGATGCTTAAATCTAAGCAAAAACTTGTTGACATTGAAGCAGAATTGAAGAAGAGGGGATTGAAGTAGTGGGCTATTTGATCGGTGGTACA